ATTGGCCCTACCACTCAGACGATCTCTAATCATGGCCCTGAATCTCTCAGATCTCACCAGTCCCTCAACATCCGATGATGTTCTGAGCGACATCTACACGACCGCGGATCAGGGTGACGGGATCGCGCTGATGATCGACCTATCTGACAACGAAATCGACGCCACTCAATCGACGGCCCTTTACCAGCCTGTCGCCTACGTCAACTCTGTCGATGGAACGTTCGCCAGATTCGACGGCATCGATGATCGAATGTCGTTTACCCTGGCGAGCCCGATCATAAACGGCACGGTATTTTTCGCCACAAAAAATGGATGTCACTCCGCAGCGATCAATCTGGTGGCTGGAACGCATGATTTCACTGCGAACGAACTTTCCTCTGTCAGTTATGGATCTTCCAACGATCTTGTCGCACTTTACCTGTTCGACTATGCCGTGCCCGAAGCTCAAATTTCTCAACTGACATCCTACGTTGTCAGCAAAGGAGCGGCTGAAAACAGTTCGCCCTAAATCGCCACGAATGGGAAACATACCACAAGCAATGGCAGAAACACACCGATATTTTAAATGCGAGGCAGCGACCTACACCCAACTCGCTGCCGCGGTTGACCAGTCACGGGGCTACCCACATGGCGTCGGAACGAGAGCCGTGACGCTTCGGGGCCTGCCTCCGTTCGACGAGTTGGAGCTTGCCAACGATAACAGCGGGCGAGGACTCATCGCTATCGACAAGTGGCGATTCACACCCTCCGACGACGAGGAGATGCTCGCGCCAGCGATTCAGGCTGGGCTGATTGAAGAATTGACCAAAGAGGAGTTTGAGCAATTCACTTTCCCACTGACCCCATGAGCGACACCACGATCCTTACCCTGGGCGGAACAATTTGCACCGCGTTGATAGGCGCCATTGCCACGCTTTGGAGGGACCAGGTGCAGTCGAAGAAAAACGGAGAGCAACGCGAAGCCCGGGCCGAGGAGCGGTATCTCCGATGCGAAGAGCGTCACAACGAAACCCGGACGGATCTTCTCCGCGTGACCGAGGAGGTTGGCCAGCTCAAAGGCACGATCCACCTAGCCAGCGAGCTTGGCCCCAAGCTCGACCGCCTGGCCGAACGTCTCGAAAACCAGACTCCCCCCGACCGGCCAGCGTAACCTCCGCCATAGATCCCGCCATACACCGCCGGGAAAAGGTTACCTTTTATTACTCTCAGCGAGTTAAGTCCCGGTAAAGTTTCCCCCTCCAAAAAAACCCCAAATCCCCGTAAAGACTTGGTGGGCAGGGCTGGATTCGAACCAGCGTACTCCGGAGAGAGCAGATTTACAGTCCGCAAAACGCTTTACCGATCTCCGTAAATCCATGAAAAACCTTGCAAAATCAAAGGTTTCAAATTTCCCGCGCCGCGAGATCCACGCACAAAGGCCACTTTTCGAGTAAAGTTCCGGTAAAGTTTCACGCCCTCAAACGCACCACCTGATCCCCGAGAAGATCCGCCGGACGGAGCGCGAAATATTCCTCGCCTTCACTCCGCGGCCGGGGCTGGTGATAATGCGCGTGCATCATCTTCGGGCTCGTCCCCATTTCCTCCGCCACTTGCGCGATATTCCGCACCAGCGCATTTCGGTGGCTCCCGTAGGTATGCCGCAGCCAATCATGCGGCCAGCCTTCCTCCCGCCCGAATTCCTCATCCATGGCCCTACCAAGCCGGACCGTCTCCCGAGCTTGCGCCATGCTCATCGTGGCCACCGGGAAAAATTGATCCGGCTCCCATCCCGCCCACTTCAACCACGCCCGCAGACAATCCGAAATCGGAATAACATGAGCAAAGGTTTTTGAAACCTCCCGCGAAACGTAAATTACCCCGTCCTCGAGGGAAATGGCCGACCGACACAAACCCACCTTGCCCCTCCGCGAATCCGGCGCAGTTTGCTCCGGACGCATCCCCGCAAAAAGCCCCAGCACCACCGGCAACCGCCATTCCTCTCTCACATTCCGCAGGAGCCAAAGCGTTTCCGCTATTGTCGCAATCCGGATTTCCTTTTCCTCCGGCGCTTTCCTGCGGAGCCTCGACGCCACCGCCGCTTGTTCCGTTGTCAGATAATCCCGGGCCCCGGCCCAATTCCACAGCGCCACCGCCGCTGCCCTGATGTTATTCCTCCGGCTGGCACTCAGCCCCGAGACTTTCGCCTCAAACCACTTTTCCAACTCCCTGGTCGAAATCGTCGCCATCGCCACTCCCGGGAATGCCGCCGCCAAATTCTCGAGAATCGCCCGCACCTGGCGCAGGTGCGACGTCTGCCCCTTCTCGCTTTCCTTCTCCGCCAAATACTCCTCGACCATCTCCGCCAGCTTGGAGCCCCGCCGCCGGTCTTCCACCACCCGCAGCACCTCCCGCAATTCCTCGACCGACTCCACCCGCTTTGCCAGCTCCACCACAATCGCCCGCTGTTCCCCCGTGATGCGCCCGAGAAACTCCTCCCCGGCCGCCAAATCTCTCAAATATTCTTTCGCCGCCTTCGTTGCCTCCGCTTTCGCCACCCGCGTGACCGCCTTCCCATTGGCTTTGAATTGCCAACCCTCGCCGCCTCCCCAGCGCACCCGATAAACCACTACCGAGAACCGACCCCGACCGACCCGGAACGACTCCGCTTTCATGTCGGAAGTGAATAACTCCCCGCCTTTTGAGTCAATTCCCTTGTTTTTCATTCACTTTTCCACAGTCTACCAAGGTCATGGGAGCGCAGGACCGCCGCGAATACTTCCGCCGGCGCCGTCAAAAGTTACAAACCGACGAGCAATGGAAAACACAGGAGGCTGAACGGAAGGCCGCCTGGTATCGCCGCACCCATAATCCAAAGCCCAAACTGTCCGAGACTGAGAAACAAGAGCGCCGCCGCCAGTATGACCGGGAGCGCCGCGCCCGCCTCGCCCAAGATCCGGAATGGCTCGAGGCCGAACGCAAACGGCGCCGCGAATCCTATCACCGCAACAAACATTCACCCCCATGAACACCTTCAAACTTTGCAGCATCGCCACCGCCATCCTGGTGCTTTCCTCTCTTGGCTTGTTCATCCTCGCCATGCGTGCCCACGCGCCCACCGCCAGCGTGCTTTCATTCTTCGCTCTCATGTCGTTTGCCTTTCTGTCTTACGTCCACGACCGCCGAACAAACCGGTAGCCAAACAGGTCGCTCACGCCAACCGGCTACGCCGGCGGGTGATCTTGGCTGTTCACCCTAAATCATCGACGCATAGGCCGTTCTTTTCTAACAGCTTGTTGATCTGGGCAACCGCCCGCCTTTTCTTAAAATACTCGACTGCCTCTTCGACCCATTCCTCCAAATGGTCGTCAAAATTCGAATGATCTTCTGGCACAAACTCCCACAACAAAGCCTCATCGACAAGCGCGCGCCAGTGAAGCCCATCACTAACGCCGCACCATCCTTCGCTTTCGATTTCTGGCAACCCGTGATCGGTTACAATCTTTTCGATCACCACCAAAAGCTCTCCAACCGCTTTGTGTAGCAACGCGCCACTTTTCAACTCTTCACTCATTGCTTTCATCCTCCTCATTCTCACCGACCCGCTACGCCATCGGGTGATCTTGGCTGTTCTCGATCTCTTTCTCATTCGCAAGGCCGCCGCTGCTTTCCATGTCGTAAACCCGCCCCTCGCCGTTCTTCTCCGGCGCTTTGATTTCCTCCACAAGGAAATCCCGCAGGCCAACCAGCCCGATCTTTTTCATCGCCTTGAGTCCGGCCGCTACTGACAGCCGAATCACATCCTGCTTGGAAATCTGAAACTCCTCAGCAACCGAGGCGATTTCCTCATTTTGCTCAGGAGTAAAACGCACGGCCACCGGAGCAGTCCCGGGCCGAGTCTGATTCTTTTTTGCCATGCCCAAATTTTACCGGTATCAAAAAAAAATACAATTCTTTTTTGACACCTTTGTATGACTGGGATATACACGCCTCAACCATGAGCACTCCAACCGAGAACCACCCCCAGGCCGTCCGCCTCGATGACGAGGCCCGCCGAGAAATCGAACGCCTCGCCAAAAAACTTGGCGTTTCCAAGTCCGCCCTCATCCGCATGGCCCTTGCCAAAGGCCTGCCCAAAGTCCGAGCCGCCTTCGCCTGATATGATGACCACGGAACAGATCGTCGCCCACTACCCCACGGCCCTCCTCGAGCAGATCCTCGCCGATATCGGCCAGCGCAATCTCCGCGACTACCGCGACAACGAAACCCGCTGGCTTGCCGAGCGCGCCTCCGCCGTCCGCAAAGAACTCCGCCGCCGAAAAGCAAAATCATGAACTCGGACATCCTCGACCGCGTCGCGGAAAATCCGCGCATTCTCCGCAACCTGGGCATCACCCGGGCCGACGTCCTCGCCGCCATCGAAAAAGCATTCCTCCAGGCTTACCGGGAGGAGCCGCACAAGCTCGACGAAGTCACCTGCCTGCCCCTCCAGACCGCCGCCGCCCTTTCCGGCATGTCCCGGCACGAGATCACCCGCGAGGCCCACCTTGTTTCCCCCGGCCCTCAAAAGCGCCTTCGCATCACCCGGGCCGAACTCCGCCGCCTCATCGAGTCCCGACTCACCCCGCCCGACGCATGAGCATCGACGAGCCAAAAATCAAAATCTCCTTTCTCGGGGGTCCCCTATGCGGAGCCACCGGCGCTTACTCCGCCACCGTCAGGGAAACCGGAGTCGCCATCCTTTCCGGATGTTACCTCGCCACTCACACCACCGACAGCGCGGGCATTCACGTTTTCAAATTCCACCACTGGCCCACCACCCCGCCAGACAATCCCCTCCCATGAGCACCCACCGCCAGGACCGCCCGGGAAACCTCGCCCGTTGCATCGCCCACCTCTGCCCCCAGCGCACCAAATGCCACCGCTACGCCCTCGCCCAGACCGAGCCCCCAGTCCCCAAGGACCGGCACGACCGCGCCGCCGTCACCGTCTACACCATCTTCCGCGATAAACGCGGCCATTGCCGCCATCAAATCCCCATCCCTCAACCATGACCCTACAAGAAGCCATCGACATCCTCGACGCGCACCAGAAATGGCGACGCGACCTCACCGACGAGCACCCCGCCACCGACCCCAAAACCCTGGGCATCGCCATCGACACCATCCTCAACCACTTCCAATCCAACCCTCCAAAATGAACGCCCCCAAATTCTTCGCCTTCTTCCTCGCCGCCATCCTCTTCGGCTTTATGGCCGCCATCCTCATGCACGATGGCTGGTTCGTCCCTTCCTCCATTCTCTTCGGCTGGACCTGTTTTTTCACCGCCCACGCTTGCAACTCCCTGTTCCCCGCTCCCTGACATGCCCACTCACCTCATGGTCGACCTCGAAACCCTCGGGACCGCACCCACCGCCATACCCATCCAAATCGGGGCCGTTTTTTTCGACGACAATTTCAAAATCACCGGCCATTTTTTCATCGAGCCGGACATTGCCGACGCCGCCCGCTCCGGTCTCACGACTGAAACCGACACAATCGCTTGGTGGATGAAGCGCGGAAGCCTCACTCAGGGGGAAACGCACCCCCTGAAATGCTCTCTCTCGCTTTTCAAATCCATGCTCGAAGTGGCCGCCAACTACGGCAAAGGCAAAAAAGCCCGCGACCCGATCCGCTCCTTTTGGGCATGGGGGATCGACTTCGACGTACCCATCCTCCGCAATGCCTTCCGCGCCGTCGACCTCGAATTCCCTTGGCCCTATTGGCTCACCCGAGACGCGCGCACCATTCACTCCCTCGCCTTCCCCGACTACCGGCCCGCCCGGGGCGAAGTGCAGCACAACGCCCTCGAGGACGCCCGCGACCAAGTCGCCAAGCTCGAAGCCGCATTCAAGACCCTTGGCATGTCTCTTTCGAATTCCCCACAACAATGAACACCACAGCAAAACCAAAACCATACCGGCACCTCCTCTTCGCAGCCTTCCTCCCCACAAACCCATGAGCATTGCCGATTTCGCCGAGATCCGCCACCAAGTAAACCTACTCGCCCGAGCCAAGGCCGAACGCGAGCGCGACGCCCTCGCCGACGAGCGCAACGCCCTCGCCGACGAGCGCGACGCCCTCCTCGACGAGCTCGAGGAGGCCCGCGACACGATTGAAACCCTGGTGGAAAAAAAACGCGACCTAAATTCACAAATCGTGGCCCTTCGAACCACCATTAAAATCCTCAAAGCTCCATGACTGAAAGCCCGGAATTCAACGCCCTTCTCAACTTCCGACGTCTCCGCGACGCGAAGTTAAACACGATTTACCAAATGATCATCCTCCTCGCCATCAAGCTCGATCCCGAGATCACCACGACGGACCTTGCCAAAAGCCTCAATTCCTCCCGGGCCGGTGCCAGCCACCAAACCCACCATCTACGGAAGAAAGGTTTTCTCGACTGGCGCCCTCGCACCGAGGACGAGGCCAGACGCCAACGCTACGGCCGCACGCACACCCGACGTTATTTCCTCACCGAGACCGGCGAGGCCCTGGTCTCGTTCGCCGCCCAAATTCCCTTTCCTCCCGACGCCGTGACCCCATGAAATTCCTTTCCTTATGCTCCGTCCGCCGCCTCACTCCTCGCGAATGCGAGCGCCTTCAGGGATTCCCCGACGACCACACGCTCATCCCTTGGCGCGGAAAGCCCGCCGAGAATTGTCCCGATGGGCCCCGCTACAAAGCCCTTGGAAACTCGATGGCCGTCCCCGTTATGGCGTGGATTGGCCAGCGAATCGAAACCATCTCGAAGCTCCTCCCATGAACTACCTCAACCTCCACACCGACCTCCTCCGCTCAGTCGACTACTTGGGCGCCGAGCCCGTGGAGCGTGCCACATGGCTCAATCTCCTCGCCTGGTGCGTCTCGCAGGAGAACGGGGGGATCATCCCCGGCGCTGCCGATTGGGGGGACCGCAAATGGCAGCAGCTCTGCGGAGTCACCCTCGAAGAAGCCCACCTCGAAAGCGCCCTCTACCATTTTGACGACGACGGGAATATGGTAGTCCACCACTACCCCGCCGAGAAGCAGGCCGAAGTCCAAGCCAAGCGCGAGGGAGGCCGCCAAGGAGGCCGCGCCACCACCCCGGCCAAACAAAAGGCCGTCCGGGAAAACGGAAAAAAAGGAGGCCGCCCGCCGAAAAACCTAAGCTTAAACCAAAGCTCAAACCAAACGGAAAGGAAGGGAAAGGAAAGGAAAGGAAGGGAAGGGGAAAGGGAAGGTCTGGAAGGGAAAAACGCCTCCGGCGTGATTGCCTTCCCCCTCCCCCCCTCCGATTCTGATTTCGTTCTTTCCGCCCTGCGCGAGATCTTCCCCCACGCGCCCGATAAGCTCACCGCCGCCGAGGAGGCCGACCTTGCGACTTGGTGCGATGACCTAGCCCACCTCGAGCCCGACGACGCGGAAGCTCTGGTCTGCTGGTTCTGTCTGGTCGACGACCGCACCCGAGGCCGCAAACGGTGGCCCCGTTCCCGGGCCGAGTTCCTCGCCAACTACGCCGAGGCCATGGAGAAAATCCGCGATTGGTGGAAGCTCACCGGTGCCGATTGGTTCGCCGCTTACCAAGCCCGCCAGCGTCGCAAAGCCGCCAAGCTCGAGGCCGTCCCTTCCCAACCCGATCCCGACGAAGAGCAAATGACCCCCGCCGAAATGATCGAATTCCTGAAAACCAAATAACCCCCCACTTCCACCCATGGAATTACCCGACCCTCCCTCATCGCTCAACCCCAAGCAGGCCCTCTTCATCCGCGAGCTTGCTTTCGGAAAGCACAAGAGCCAAAAGGCCGCCGCCATCGCCGCAGGATACGCCCCGGGCCGCGCCGTGGTCACCGGCAGCGCCATCCTTCGCCGGCCAGACGCTCGATCTTACTACGACTCCCTCACCGGCACCGTGGCCGACGAGGTCGCCAAGAATGTCTCCATGGACATGATCGACCTCGCCGAATACCACGTCCAGATTCTCAAATCCAAACCCTCGCAGGCCGGACCCGACAACCCCCTTTGCGACATCTACCCCACGCGCGAAGGCGAGGTCTATGTCTTCCCCAAAAAGATGGACTCCGCCCGCGCCCTCTTCGACATCCTCAACCGGGACAACGAAAAATCAGAAAGCGCCGGTCTCTCCCTCCTCGAAACCCTCCTCTCCAAACGCGACGTATGATGAAAGTCCTCCTCTACCAAGGCCCCGACCTGGTCGACCAACCGGTCCGCACCGCCGGCCAGACTTCTCTTTTCCCAAATCCCGCCCGCATTGAAGACCGCGTTCTCGCCGCAGTCACCGAGGCTTACGACGTCACCCTCGCCGAGCTTGTCAGCCCTTCCCGCAAGCCGCACTTTGTCTGGCCCCGGCAACTCGCCATGGCCCTCCTCCGCGAACTCAGCCCCTATTCGCTCGAATTCATCGGGCAGCTCTTTGGCCACCGGGACCACTCCACCGTGATCTACGCCATCCGCCGCGTGGAAACCCGCAGCGACCTCGCCGGAGACCACCCGGGAGAATACCAATCCCTTCGCCGCCAGCTTCTCAAACCATGAAATCTTTCGGCTACCCCATCCACTACGATGACTTTTGGGAGCTTTGCGACCCGAACCCGGATTCTCCCTTTCACCGACCCTTCGATCTTGGCCACGGGGAAACCTGCCTCGCCAATTCCCGCATGGCCCTCCGCACCACCCAGGCCGTTCACGCCGAGGATTGCGTCCCCTTCGATCAATCCCACACCGCCCGCGAGCGCATTCTCCGCCTCGATTGGTCCTTCTTTGATTTTCCCGAGCGCCGAGACCTCAAGGTGGGAGCCCTCCGCGACTGGGAACATTCATGGCGCCCTCTCACCGAGCGCGGAGGCCTCATTGCCCGCCCTCCCGTTCCCGCGTGGGAACCCACCACCGACTCCGCCAAGCGCGGAGGATTCGACTTTGTCGACAAGCCCCGCCTCACCGTCGGAGCCGACCTCGCCGTAATCCCCGTTTCCATTTTGCAGCTGATCCGCCGACTCCCCAACCCCGAGATCTTCACCGCCCGATACCAAGCCCCGACTCTTTCAAATCTCGAATATCGCTGGCTCTTCTTCCGCTTCACCGGTGGCCGGGGCATGGCCCCCAGCGTCCCCATGAAAGCCGGTCGCCCGTGGGACGGCATCCCCCCGGCTTATTCGATCTATGTCCCCACGCACGACACCCAACTCGAAATCCTCAACCCATGAGCGACACACCAGAAACAGATCAAAATTGCCTCGAAAACCCGAGCCCGATTCGCGAGGTCGTTTGCTCCGATTTTGCGCGGAAGCTCGAAAGAGAGCGCGATAAGGCCCAGGAACTAGCTGATGACCAATACGAACGGGCGAAGCATTACTTTAACGAGCGCAACAAGGCCGAGCTTCGAATCGCCATTCTCGAGCAAGACATAGCCCTGATCCGCAAGATCATCAAAAAGGGCGGGACCGCGCAGGACGTCATGAAATTCTTGGACACGCCGGAAGCATGAGCAAAGACCAACTACCAGAAAACACCTATTACAAATGCGGAACCTGCGGGAAAAAATACACCCTAAGCCTTTGGGAAAGCGTATTAAAGCGGGTCGGGTGCGTTGAACACGTCGTTTGCACTTGCAGCAGGAATCCCCCTGTGTGGAGAAAAATCAAAACAAAGCCATGAGTGACACCCCAGAAACCGACGCCCTCGAAATCAGGATGGACGAGCAGGATTTTGAGCCGAGCGACAAGCTGCCGGAATACGCCAAGCTATGCCGGAAGCTTGAACGCGAACGCGACGAATTGATCGCCCGCCCAGACTATCGTCAAAAATTCCTCGCAATGCGCCGATCCTGCCGCGCCGCCAACCGAGGAGCCGAGCGCAACGCTCAAATCATTTCCAATCTCACCAACGAACTAAACCGTCTACGATCCCGCGACCAAACCGATTACCGTGACCTCATGGAATTACGCCAAGAAAACCGCGCACTCAACACCGTGTTATTTCAAACCCTCAAACGATTTGAAACCCTCAACCTAGAAAATGACCGGGCCCTTGCCCGCCGCAAACGAATCTCATGAAACCACCAAAACCTCAAAAACCCGATTCTCCAAAATTCAAAAAGTCAATCGGCCACCAGACCCGATGCGGAGTAAAGCACAAACCCTTGCGAGGAATTTTCCAGATGAACCAAGCCCTCGACAATTTCATGGCCAGCCGGGGAATGCTCAGTCCCTCTGAACTCGCCGAGCTCAAAACCCAAGCACGCCTCGCCGGAAAGACAAGACAATGAACACCACTTCACAACCATCTTCAATCTTCGAATTGGTCGATTCGACCGCCGATGAGTATTACACCCTCGGACTTTTTTACAGCAAAGAGGAGGCCCTGGCCACCGCTACCAAAGGAGACCACCCGCCGACCGATTGCGAAGACAGCGCAACGCTACAAATCCGCGAGCGCAAAATCGGATTCACCGGATGGGGCAACAACGGAAAAATAATCGCGGAAATCCGGTGGGAAATCTCCTTCGATGAAGACGACGACGACTGGGGATGGGAAACCCCGAGTGTCTTTCTCAAAGATCAAACCGAGCCCAACCCATGAGTGAAACACCAGAAACCGATCGAAAATGCCTCGAAAATCCTAGCCCGATTCGCGAGGTCGTTTGCGCCGATTTCGCAAGGAAGCTTGAAAGAGAGCGCGATAAGGCCCAGGAACTAGCTGATGACCAATACGAACGGGCGAAGAATTACTTTAACGAGCGCAACAAGGCCGAGCTTCGAATCGCCATTCTCGAGCAAGACATAGCCCTGATCCGCAAGATCATCAAAAAGGGCGGGACAGCGCAGGACGTTATGAAATTCCTCGACAGGCCGGAAGCATGACCGACCACGACCACCCGCTCCTCATCGCCGCCCAGCAATCCCGCCGGGACGCCGAGGACGCCCTTTCCCCTTGCCGCGAGTGTGATGGCTTTCCCCTCCTCGCCTACGAACCCGGCTCGACCTACTCCACCTGCCTCCACAACCGCCGCGATTGCCCGTGCCTTGAGCGCGCCCCAGACGAGGACTACCCGGAACTTGTCCGCCGGATCAATGCCAAGAACCGCCCGGAATGAACCTGACCGCTGACCAAGCATCGCGCCTGGGAGACCCGCTTTGGCGTCTCAACAATCTCTATTCCATCATCACCAAGCGCGATGGCATTCAGCCCTTCCGCCCGTTCTGGTATCAGAACCGGCTTTATGAAGACATCTACAAGAAAGGCCGTCGAAAGCACGTGATCGTGAAAGCCCGCCGCATGGGATTCTCGACCGCCATCTACCTCCAAATGATCGACCTCGCCCTCTTCAACCGGGCAATCCAATGCTCGATTGTCGATCTTACCCAGGAAGACGCCCGGGAAAAAATGCGATCCAAGGTCCGCGTCGCTTGGCAGGAGGCCGAAAAATCCGGCTGGACCTCCGCCCTTGGTATCGTCCCCCATCACCGGGGCGACGGCCACTGGTCCTTCAATACCGAATCCCATATTTACGCCGGCATTAACGCCCGGGGGGGAACCAATCATTTCCTCCACATCTCCGAATGGGGACCCATCGCCCACCAAGACCCGGAGCGCTCGAAGCGCATTCTCACCGGCGCCCTCCCCTCCGCTGATGAAGGCGTGGTGGTGATCGAAACCACTTGGATGGGAGGCAAGGCCGGAGAGCTTTGGGGAATCGTGAAAGACGCCATGGAGATCCCGGCCGAGGAAAAGACCGAACAGGATTTCTGGTTTCACTTTGTCCCGTGGTTTGACGACCCCCGCCACCGCCTCGACGGCCAACGCACGCTCGACGAGGACACCGACAATTATCTCCGCGACCTCGAGGAGAAAACCCTCCGCGAATTCACGCACGAGCAAAAGCAATGGTTCTTTGTCAATAAGTCCCGCTATGGCGACGACATGGGACAGGAATACCCCTCGACGCCCGAGGAAGCATTCGAGCGCCGCGTCGCCGGAGCAATTTACGGCAAATGGGTTTCCGCCGCCCGGGCCCAAGGCCGCATTTCCGATTTCCCTCTCGAAGAGCGCGCCCCGGTGCATATCTCGATGGATCTTGGAATCGCCGACTACCTCCCCCTTTGGTTTGTCCAATTCGTCGGAAAGGAAATTCGCCTGGTCGACTGGTACGAAAACAACGGCGAAGGCATCGCCCACTACGCCCGCACGATCAAACGATGGGAAACCGAAAACGACGCTATCATCGCCGCCGTCTATCTCCCGCACGACGGCAACGCGAAACAGCTCGCCACCAATCAGACGATCAAGGAAACCCTCGAAGGCCTCCTCCCTCACATCACCATAAAGCTCGTCGACCGGACCGCCAACGTCTGGCAGGGAATCGATTGGATTCGAAGCAACTTCTCCCGCTTCTGGATTCACAAAACAAATTGCGGAACGCCCCGCAACAAGGACGGAGTCGATTACCCGTCCGGCCTCGAATGCCTCGAGAACTACCACCAGAAGCTCGCCCAAGCCGGAAGCATTTCCGACAAGCGCCCCGTGCACGACGTCTATTCTCACTCCGCCGACGCCCTCCGCACCCTCGCCGAAGCCATCGACCAAGGCATCGTGGAAAACGTCGCCTCGCCCAAGGCCTCCGCCCGTAACTTCATCGCACCACCTGTCATTCAATAACTTCCCAATGAACGCCCTCGCCCAAACCCGCGCCTATTACCAAGGCCGCGACGACCGCCTTTTCGACGACCTGATCTTCTACGGCTCTACCGGCATTGCCCTCCTTTCCCCGTCGTTCTGTCTTCTTGCCCGCCCCGTTTCCCCGGGCTGGACCGACGACGAAATCATCGGCCGCCAAATTTGGCCGCACAAAGAATCCTTGACGCACAGTTATTTTATGGTGCATATCCACTTGGCAACGGGTGACCTCGCGGAAATCCGGGCCTGTCTTTTGGCGCATCTTGGAAACGCCGCCACCGTTTCCTTCCAGCGCCGGGGAGGCCGCCTCCGCAGAATCCCCGCCGACCTCCTCACCCGAAAGACCGCGCCCCATGGGATTCTCGCCACCAAAGCCGCCCCAGCCCGACCCCGCCACCAAAATGGTGCAGGCCAAGACCACCCGCACCGCCGACCGGGTTTCCCGTCGCGACGAGTTCTCGACCGCCAGAACCCGCCTCGCCCGTAAGACCGCCCGCCGCAACCCCCGTGGTGTCGATCTTGGCGGACCCCCTGCCTGATCCACGCCATGACCATTGCCGACCTCCTCCGCCAAGACGAACGCCTCACCACCGAGCGCTCCGGCTGGGATTCGTGGTGGCAGGACCTCACCGACCACTTCCTCCCCGCCCGCACTTACCGCCACCCAAAAGGCCAGCCGCAAGGGAGCCAGTTCGACCGCATTTACGACACCGTCGGCATGGAGAGCGCCGAAGGCCTGGCCAACATGCTCACCACCAAGCTCTCGCCGGCCGGAGAGAAATGGGTTTCCTACGCGCCCCCGCCCGAGCTCCAAGACGACGAGGAGATCATGGCCTACTATCGCCGCGCGTCGGAAGTGGTGCTCGATTACGTCCTTCACTCCAACTACTACACCGAGCGCCACGAGGCCAACCTCGACAAGGCCGCCCTGGGAACGTCCGCCCTGTTTGTCTCCCGAGGCCGCAAGTCGCTCTTCCAGTTCAAGCACGTTGACCTCGGCACGTTCAATTTCCAAGAAGACGACGAAGGAACCCCGCAGGAAATTTGGCGCACCATCGACCTGACCCCCGCTCAGGCCGCAGCCATGTTCCCAAACACGCTTGGCCCCAAGCTCACCGCCGCCCTCGCTGATTCCAACAACAAGCACACCCAGAAATTCTCCTTCCTCCATTACGTCGGCCCCAATCCCGACTACCGGCTCGACAAGGTCGAAGCGAAATACAAGCGCTTCATCTCCCGCTGGATTTGCAAAACCGACAAGGTCGACCTCGACCTGTCCGGATTCGATGCTTTTCCCTACGAACTTTCCCGGATGCTCAAATGGTCCGCGTCCGACCAATGGGGACTCGCCCCGGGCCGTAAGGCCATGCCCGCCCTTCACCAGTTGAATTGGCTGGAGCACTTGAACGACCTCGCCGCCGAGCTCCAAGTCCGCCCTCGAATGCTCACCATCGCCGACCAGGTTGGCCAAGTCGACCTCCGCGCCGGTGGCCGCACCGTCGTTTCCGAACGCGCCGCCGGCACCAATCTCCCCCGGGAATGGCTGACCAATTCCCACTACGATATCGGCAAAGACCGCGCCGAAGAAAAGCGCGAGGCCGTCCGCCGCATGTTCCACCAGCCGCTCTGGCAATTCCTCTCGCAGATCGACCGGCAAATGACCGCTTACGAGGTCTCCGCCCGCGAGCGCGAACAGCTCAATCTCTTCGCCCCGCAGCTTTCCCGGCACGAAACGGACTCACAGCCGCTTCATGCCCGCCTTTTTGGCATTGCCCTCCAAGCCGGTGTCCTGCCCCCGCCGCCGAAGCGACTCCTCGACGCGACCGGCCCCGACATTCCCAACCCCATCGCCCGCACCGAGTCCCGACTCGCCAAGGTGACCCGCGACGCCGCCACTCAGGATTACTCCGCCTTCATCGAAATCCTGACCCAGACCGCGCGACTCGCCCCCGACGTCCTCGACTCCTTTGACCTCGCCGCCGCCGCCCGCGAAATGGCCCGCTCTCAGAACCTCCCGTCCTCGATCCACCGCACCGAGAGCGAAGTCATTGAAATCGCCCAGCAACGCGCCGCCGCCCAGCAGGCTCAGGAAGGACTCGCCGGTGCCGAGCAGGCCGCCGGTGCCGCCGCCAAGGCCTCCCAGGCTGACCCCAACAAGGTTGCCGAGATGGCCCAGATGATGGGCGAAATGGTCTGACTCCCCACCTATGGCCCTCAACGACAAAGGAAAGCCCATCGCCTCGCCGGATGATTACCGGACCTTTTTCGGTTCCCAGCAAGGAATCAACATCCTTGCCGACCTCGAGGCCCAGTTTGAAACCAACCTCCCCAGTTTCCGCACCGACGAAATCCTCGCCGACCCGGAAGCCGCCGACACTTTCGCCAAGCTCCGCGACGGCGCCCGCGAGGTGATTCTCTACATCCGCACCCGAGCCCAATCCAACGAAACCACCAACCCCTAAGCCAACCCCTGACACCATGAGCGCCATCTATTCCCTCGCCGGCCACAAGGTCTACCGCAACGGCAAACACGCCGCCACCCTCGACGGCGACGAAATCACCTACAAGCACGGCTTCAAACAGCACGCGGCCGAGATCGACCAGTTCCTTTCTGACCTCGACGACGCCGAAGACACCGAACCCGTGGCCGAACCCGAACCAGTCCACGAAGAATCCACCCGGACGGACGACGGACAGACCGCACGGACGACGGAACCCGCACCCGATCCCGAGGAATCCCCAGCCCCGGATCCGGAACCCAAGAAAAAGCCTGGCCGCCCGAAAAAGGCCGACAATCCCGAGCCGCCTTTCTCCCGCCGCTTTGGCGACCTGACTCCCGAGGTGGTCCGGTGGCGCCACGAGAATTGGCCCAAGTCCAAATTCCGCGAGCACTACCACCACCGCCTTTCCGCTTTCCCCGATCTTCAAGACTAAACCCAACCCCTCGCCATCATGACCGATGCCCCCACCGCCGAACCGACCGCCCTCCAACAGCAGTCCCAAGACCCCCCGGCCACGCCGCCCAGCCAATCCGCGCCCCGGCCCACCCGCCTCGCCGCTGCCGCTGGTGACCCCCCGGCCACCCCGGCTACTCCGCAGGCCGCGCCCGTGACCACGCAGGCCCCCGCCCGGGGACCAGTCCAACCCACCGCCCAACCGGACAACACGCCACCCCTCCTCGGAGACGATCTGTCCCTCCGCCCCGGATGGGTCGACGCCCTCCCCGAGGAATACCGCGAGCACTACAAGACCGGCGCGAAATTCGACAATCTTGGAGGCCTCCTCAAATCCTATTCCAACCTCGAACGCCTCCGCAGCATTCCTTTACGCGACGCACCCGACGAGGTGAAAGCCGCTTTCCGCGACGCCAACAAAATCCCCGGAGATCCCGCCGAGTTTGCCAAACAAATCCCTCTCCCGGAAGGACAGGAGATCCCGCCGGAGCTCATTGCCCGCGCTGCCCAAGCCGGCCTCGAGGCCAACATGCACCCGTCGCAGATGGGCGCCATGATCGACTTCCAGCTCCAACTTTCCCAAGACGCCCTCACCCAGGCCGAGCAATCCGCCCAAGCCGAGAAGGACAAAGCCTTCGAAGCGCTCGAAAAGGAATGGGGACGCGACACCGAAGCCAATTACAGCAACGCCACCAGCGCCGCGAAAATGCTTGGCCTCGACATCGCCGACCCAAACATCGGAGACAATCCCTCCCTCATCGGAGCCCTCGCCAAACTCCACGCCAAGCTCGATGAAGACACCCTTCGCAGCGTCGCCAATGCCGGACCCGTGAATTCTGGAGGTGGCATGGGAGACCGCGCCAAGGCCCGCGACATCGTGAACAACCCCGCCAACCCGCTTTACAAGCCTTACCACGACCCCAGCGACCCCGCGCACGAACGCGCCCACCAGCAGGTGGATCTGTTCAATGCGGCCGCCACCGGCTTCCGCCCGTGATAAAATAATGCGTAGGCCCTTCCCGGCGAGGCTCTTCGATGGCTAGGGGAACTCAGAGAAAACCCATGACCCGGGAAGGTCCTACGCTCCACTTTTCTCTGACTCGATGGCATCGGTAATGTTTAACTACCCAGGGCGCCAAAGCTGGCCTCTTGGCTTGCTACTGGTGAAAACAGGCAAACTGCCTCGACCCTACCTGGCACGCGACCGGAGATAGGGCAAAAGATCGAAGCGCCGGATACGTTGGCAGTCGTCAAAAAAGCCGGATTCCGGTGCCATCGACTCAGAGAAAAAACCCACGCCCCGCCTCACCGCGCCACCACTGGCGCGGTTTTTTGTTGACGCACACCCGCGCCCGTGCTTAAACGGGCCCACAGCTTGGCAGAGGACAATCCTTTCGGACCCGCTCCCAAGTCATTCCCAGGGATGAATTGAAACTCCCCAGGTCTCACGACCCGCGCAAACGCGCCTCCCCGGTCAATCCGCATGGACCCGGTTGGATGGAGCCGACGCCGGCCAATCAAAGCCGCCCTCGAACCCAAACCCAACCCACTCAAAAACCATGCCCACTGATATGACCGTGCCTGATCATTACCAGATCAAGTATGCCGACACCTTCGAATCTCGCCTTCAACAGAAGGTGAACCGCCTCGCCCCTTTCGTCACCGTGAAGCCGGACGCGAAAGGCAAGGTCTGCTTCCTGGACCAGATCCAGCCCATCGACCTCGACCAGAAGACCAGCCGCCACGAGAAATCCCAGCTCACCGAGCCGGATACCCTCCGCCGCGCGATGGTCGCCAAGACCTTCCACAAGATGATTGGCTTTGACGAGGACGACGAATTCAAGCTCAACAGCCAATCCGTCCCCATGCCGGAAACCGCCATGCAGCTCATGTATGGAGCGCAGCGCGCCATGGAGAAGGTCGTCATCGACGGCATCTCTGGCGTGAACCAAGTCGGCAACGGAGCCAATGACCTCCTCACCACCGAAACCTTCCCAAACGCGAATGAAATCGCCGTGACCGAAGGCTCCGCCGGTGGTGGCACCAACACCAACATGCCCATCGACAAGGTGATGGCCGCTATCGAGAAACTGATGGTCGACGAGGCTTTCGGCCAAGCAAACGACGACGGCCTCGAAATGCCCTGCCTTGCCCTTGGACCCTCGCAGCTTGTCGACTTGATCCGCCAGACCAAGGCCAGCTCGAAGGACTACCAGCCCGGAGACAACCTCGCCCTCTTCACTGGTCGCCTTGAGCAGATTCTCGGATGCAAGATCCTCCTTACCAACCAGCTCGAGGTCGCTTCCAACATCCGCACTTGCCTTGCTTGGGTGAAACCGTCCGTCGGCTTTGGCCTCTGGAAGAACTACTCGACCCACCTTTGGGTGGACGAGGAAACCGGTGGCCCTCGCCTCCGCGTTCACATGGCCTGCGGAGCCGCCCGCCGGGACACCAAGGGAGTCTTCAAGCTCTTTGCCGACGAGACCAAGAAATCCGCCTAACCCAAACCCTCAAAACTAAAAAGGGGGGAGGCCCCACGCTTCCCCCCTTTTTAACAACCCAGCAAATACCATGGCCTCTTACACTATTGATTCCGACGTCGCAGCCGACCAGGCCGCCGCGCGCGAAAACTCCGCCCTTCTCGTCAGGGACGGCACCAAACTCACCGGCAACGTGCAAGCACTCACCGCCCGCGTGACCACTGATCAAGCTTACCTCAACGGAGACGTCATCACGATCAACGTGGGCTGTCTTCCGAAAGGAGTCCGCATTCTCCCGGGGGGTTCTTCAGTTGTCTCCGACCAATCCAGCGCTTATTCCGCTACTTTGATCGAAGGAACCGGCAGCGAAATGATTCTGGAGACGGATCAAACCATGATCCAACAGCCCAAAATTCTTGGGCCGCTTACCCAAGTAACCACCGCGCTTTGCCACATCACTTGCGACGTGACCCTTGGCGCCAACCTCGCCAGTGGCTCCACTTTTGAAATTACCGTGCTCTACGCCTCCCCCGCTTAAACCATGGCCGCTTATTCCTTCGACTCGGACCTCGCGACCGACCAGGACCTCGCTTTCGGCGATTCCGCCAAGCTGGTCCGCGATGGCACGCGCCTGACCGGTAACCTGCAATCCTCGATTGCTCGATACGCTGCCGCCGATGTTTACGCCAATGGTGACACCGTCACCGTAAAGCTTGGCACTCTCCCGGCTGGCGTCCGCATCATCCCCCAGCTTTGTGGCATCGCCCGCACCGCCGGAGGAACTTACACCTGGCAGGTGAAGGAAGCCGCAAACGACAATGTCATTTTGTCGGGCTCCGCCACCACCAGCACCCCCGCTCTCTTCTCGGACTTTGCCGAGCAGAAGCTCACCGCCCCCACGGAGGTGATTCTCGTCCTGACTCTCGGAGCCGCCCTCCCGGCTTCTTTTGTCGCCGAGATCCTTCTCACCTACGCTGCCCCCGCTTAACCCACCCATGACTGACCTCGACTTGGCAAATCGGGCCCTTTCCCTTTTGGGCGAGGGCTCGATTGCCGAGTTGAGCGAAGCCGCCGCCGCGTCCGATGACCGCGTCGCGCATTGCCTACGAATGCTCCCTCACGCCAAGGGAGAATTCCTCACCCTTTACGATTGGGGTTTCGCCCGAGCCCAAGCCGAGCTTGTCGCCGCCTCCTCGCCCCCGTTGAATTGGGACTTCGCCCACACCCTCCCAGATTCTTTCCGGCGCCTGGTCGCAGTTTACACCGCCGCCGAAGCCTCCTCGCCGGCCGGAGCATGGGAAAAGGTGGAACGCTTTGCTCTCGGAGGCGGAGTGATCCGCAGCGATTACGAATTCCTCGCCATTGAATACGTGAACGACGCTCCTTTCACTCTCTGGCCCGCTTACGCCATTGCCGCCATCGCGCGACTCCTCGCCCATTATCTCGCCATCCCGGTGACCGGCCAACCGGACATCGCGCAGTTGATGCTTTCCACTTACGAGCAACGCGACCGGCCCAACGCACTTTACCAGGACGCCACGCAGTGGGCCTCAAATGAAAACCACGAACCGGCCATGCTTCTTTCCCGCTCGACTCTCATCACCGAGCGAAGCCGCGGCCTGACTTCTTACGACGAAGGATATTGACCCCTCCCCGCACCCATGAGAGTTGATCGCAATTCATTCAACGGCGGGGAACTTTCCGATTGGCTCGATTCCCGCTCAGACCTTTACAAACGCGCCTCCGGCTGCCGTACGCTGGAAAATTGCCATGTGATCCGATACGGCGGAGCCCGCCGCCGCTCCGGATTTGTCCTCGCCGGGAAGGCCGCCGCCGATACCGTCCGCCTCGAAGGTTTCAATTTCTCCCGCACGACCGGATACATCCTGGAATTCTCCCAGTTCAAAATCCGCTTTTGGAATCGCGACGGCTCACCTGTCGAATCGTCCCCGGGCACTCCCTACGAACTCACCACCCCTTACCTCGAGGCCGATCTTTTCCGCCTCGATTTCGCGCAGCAAAACGACGTCATCATCGTCACCCACCCAGCCCACCATCCGCAATGCCTGAAGCACGCAGGCCCGACCGCGTGGGAACTCTACCCCGTGCCATGGCTGGTCCGCCCGTGGTCGGATTTCAACGACACCGCCACGACCGTAACGGTTTCCAAATCGGGAGCCGATACCCTGGTCACCTTCTCCGCCAACACGCTTTCTTCCGCGTGGACGGACTCTTACCTCCGCGTCCGCCGCGCCGTGGATTCAACCTTGGAAACGACCTCCTTCCGCAATGTCTGGCGACCCCCTGATCTCCCGGCAGAATATGACACCGTGGAGTTTGTCAGGTCCTCCCTCTACGATCCCGACCCCGCCACCAATGGCCGCAAGTCCCATGTGTTTCTCCGCGATGGCTACGGTTCCGCGTCCGGCCACCACACGCTTTTCCGGTGCATCGCCCCTTACGATGGCACCGGCACTTCTTCGGACCCCAACGATTACCCCGCCAATTTCGCCCCAGGCATCATCGCCCTTGGCCCCATCCTTGTGACCGGCCGATGGGAATTTGAAACGAAAGGAACGTGGACCGGCACTTGGCGGGTGGAACGCTCTTACGATTCTGGCTCGACATGGGACGAGGTCGGCACCGCGTTTTCGATCAATGATTCCAACACCTTGATTTCCGAAGAGGAAGATCCCGACCGCCCCGCCCTTTTCCGGGTGCTGGCCATGTCCTCGACCTACCTCCCTTCCGAATCCGTTTATTTCCGCGCCCTCGACGGCTCCATCACCGCCGAATACCAGATCCAATCCGTTTATTCCGCGACGTCCGCCAAGGTGATCCCCGGCGCCAATGCCGACGACTTCCCCCTGGGCGAGGCCTCGACCGATTGGTCGGATGATGCGTTCTCCGAAAAAAACGGCTTCCCGGCCGTGACGACGTTCCACGAAAGCCGCCTCTTTTTCGCCGCGACGGACGCCGAGCCGGAGCGACTTTGGGCCTCGAAGACCGACGCGTTTTTCTCGTTTCCCTACGGCACCGAGGCCGCCGACGCTTTCACGTTCGTCCTGAATGCCAACCGCTACAACGCGATTGTGTGGCTTTGTTCCCAGCAGGCTCTTTTGATTGGCACGACCGGCGCCGAATGGTCCTCCTTCACCACCGAGGGAGGCCCCATGACTCCGGAAACGACCAACTTTCACCTCCACACCCACCACGGCAGCGACCCGAACCCGGGATTGGTTCTTTCGGACGCCGCTGTTTTCGTGCAGCGCCAAGGCCGCAAGATCCGCGAGTTCGCCCCCTCCCCCCAAGGCCTGGGCATTTACGCCTCGCCCGATCTCACGGAGCTCGCCGAGCACATCACCCGCGGAGGAATCAAGCAGCTTGCCAAACGGGACTCGCCCGACACCGAGCTTTTCGCCCTCCGGAACGACGGGACCATCGCCAACATGATCTTCGAACGCTCTCAGCAGATTTACGCCTGGAGTCGATGGACCACTTCCGGCCAGTTCACCAGCATCGCGACGACCTACGGAGACGGCGAGGACGACGCGGTTTTCGTGGCCGTGGTTCGAAATGTCGGGGGGACCGATCAAACTTTCATCGAATACCTCGCTCCGGACGGCATCCGCACGGAGGAGAATGCCACCGCCGCCGATTTCATTTCTCTCGATCATGCCCAGACCACCACTTCCCTTGCCGCCGAATACGCCGGGAAAATCCTCGCCGCGCAAGATGGCTTTGAAGATCTTGGCGATTTCACCGTCGCCGGAGACGGCACCGTGCCCCTTTCCGGAGGAGAATCCAATCCGGTGGTGGGATTCAATTTTGTCACAGACATCGAACCTACACCATTCGAGCTTGGAGGCCACGCCAACAAGGTTTCCCACCAGTCCGCCCACATCCGCCTCCGGTATTCCAGCAATTTCAAAATCGGCACTTCGGACCGCTCCCGCTTCAATGCCATTGCCATCGCCCCAGCCGACCACTCGCCCGTGAACGTGGACAAGGTGATTTCCGCGCCGGGAAAATTCGACCGCAACAGCTCAATCGTGATCCGCAAGGACCGCCCGGGACCGCTCTCAGTGGTCTCCATCGACCTCGAAACTCAAACCGGAACTCTCTGACCCATGGGATTTGACCCTCTCTCTCTCGGACTCATGGCCGCCGGTGCCGGAGTCAACTACGCCGCCGGCCAATACTCCGCGCAAGCTCAAGAAGAATCCGCCCGATACCAAGCCGACCTCCTCGACCAGCAGGCCGAGCAGGAACGCGAAACGAACATCGAAAACCGCGCCCGCCGCCAAGCCAATGCCGACCGCTATCTTTCCCAAGTTTTCGTGCAGTCCGCCAACACTGGCACGGTGGCCAGCGCCGGAACGTCCCGCCTTCTCCTCGAGGACATTTCCTCTCGAGTGGAGCAGGACCTCGAGGATTTTATCAACGCTTCCCAAAACCGCGTGACCCGCCTCGAATCCTCCTCGACGATAGCCCAATGGTCCGGCACGCAGACCGCGCGCGCGACTCGCCTTCAATCAGCCGGTGGCCTTCTCGCCGACACCGTCCGCCTCTCCGCTGGTATCGCTGACTACCTCGACCAGCAGGCCGATCCCCAGCGCAATCCTTCCCGCTCTTATTCTTTGTTCCAGTAATGCCCCGCGTCCCTGACTTCCAACTTCAGCAGTCCTTGGCCGTCCCCGGAGACGCCGAGGGAGTTTCCCGCACGATGCTTTCCACGGTGCAAGCCGCCACCGGTGTCGCTGGTAATCTCCTCGACGCTGGCCAGACGGTGGTAAAGACCCTGAAACGCCAGCAGCAAATCGAAGACCGAAAGACCGCCCTCGACGCCCGCTTGGGAATGCAGGCCAATCTTGCCGAGTTCGAAAGGTCGCTCGAAGGAGTCGACCCGAAGGAATGGGTTTCCCGATTCGATGAAAACGCGCAGCAATACAAATCCCAGTTTCTCGCCCAGGACTACCCGCCAAACGTCCGACGCGAACTCGAGCTCGAAGCCAATCAGGCTTTCGGACGCGCCCGCATTCAGATTGCCGGTGCCGCTCTGAAAAAAAACGTGGGCCTGACCCGCCAGAAATACGGGCAGGAAATCGACCTCCTCACCAAGCGAGGAGAAACCGCCGCCGCCAAGGCCCGCCTCGATGAGGCCAAAAATCTCGGAATCATCGACGATCCGGATTACGACGCGCAGGCCCAGCAGATCGACGCGTTCGAGCAGATCACCGGCCTTCACGACCTCATCCTCGACCACCCCTACAAAACCCTCAAAACAATCCAAGCGCCGGACTTTCTCAAGAAGTTTCCCGCCCTGACTCTGGCCGATCAAGCCGAACTCGAAAGCGTCGCGACCCGCGCCATCAATGCCGACCGCGCGCAATTCTGGGAGGCCGCCGTCGAGGCCGCCAACAACCCGGACAACCCGAAGATCCTCACCGACGAGGAACTTTCCACTCTGGCCGACCAAGGCCAAATCACGCAGACCCAGCGCGCCAAATACCTCGAGGCCTACCGCCCCGACACCGCCCAGCCTTTCGATCCCGCTATCTATCAAAAGGCGATCACCATGATTCGAGGCTACACTCCCGAAAATGATCCCGACGGCTTCGAAGCCGCGACGATCCGCGAGACGCTTTCCAATCTCAACCTGCCGACAAATTACCGTCGGGAGCTTGGCAAGCGCTTCACCGCCCACCTGAACGAAGACGCCACGCCGACGCGATCCGGCAAAAAAATCCGCCCCAATCTTCGCCCCATCGAAAAGCACTTCGCCGACCTCCACAAGAAATACCTCGAAGCCGGAAAATTCGGCGGATGGATCAATCTCGAAGACCACGACCAGGACGAATCCACCGCGCCAAAGGAAGTGATCGACTTGAAAGCCTACAACCGCGCAAACGCGCTGGCCATCGACTTCCAAACAATGTGGGAAAACCATCTCGCCAACGCGCCCGAGGATTATCCTTCCACCCAAGCCGCCCTCGATTTCGAAACGCTTTACCAAGACTTCCGTTCCAAGGGACCTTCGCCCTTTGAAATGCCAAGTCTCCCGCCGCCCGTGGATTTCGACAAGCGCCTCCGCGACCTCATTGGAGACGAGGGAGCCAAAGGAACCCCGGGCACTCCCGGCACCGCCAACACCGACACCGCCAAAGCAAATGGCCCAACCTACCACCTTGGCTTTTCCACTTACCCGAAGCGCCAAGCGATCTTCCGCGCCGGTGGAACTCCCATTCTCCTCGACACCAACTTCTCGACCGCCGAGGGAGGCATCGCCCACCCGCTGATGGTCATCCCCGATGAAGCAACGCAGGCCCAGCGCGACGCCGCCCAGGCTTACGTCGACCGCGTCGCCAAAACTCTCAACAGCCGATTCGGCCGCCAGATGAAAGGCCGCGTGGTGACCCGATCCGAAAACGGACGCGGTCGCGCCTACGCTTTCCACACGGAGCCTTTCGCCCTGTCAGACCGACCCGTCGCCCGTTTCATGGCCACCCCGGAAGGTCTCGAAACCCACCGCCAGATCATCCGCGAAACGCTGGCCAAGGCCCCCGGCGCCCAGTTTTTCCTGCCCCACTCGCCGACCGATCCCGGCGCCACGGTGGGAAATCAAAGCGAGGTCTCGATGGCACGCGAACTCCTCCGCGGATTCTCGACCGACCTCCCGCCCGCAGCTCTCACCGCCCCCCGGCCCGAGGCCCAAACTCTTTGGCACCGCACTACCCGCCCCACTTCTCCCGCTGAAATTCGCGAAGGCCTCGACGAGCTCGACACCCTCCGCGCCATCCACAAGCACTCCCAGCAATGAGCGACCTCAATCCCTCTCCCTTCATTGCCTCGCCTCTCGCCCCGATCAATCTCGCCGAGGAATACGGCCCCGAGTCCGAATTGACCGAAGCCCGCGCCTTCCAGGCTCTCCATCTTCTCGAAGCTTTCCCAAAACCAACCATCACCCCCGGCACTCCGCCGCCCCCAAATCCTCTCCGCGATTACCTCCGCCGATACGCCGCCGACCGCGAATCAAGAGGACTAAAGTTTTTCCCCAAGGAAAACGCCAAGGCCAACCAAAAGCGCATTCAATACTCCCGCGATCTTTACCTCAAATCGCCCGAAGATCTCCTCACCGGCGACCAGTTGAAGGCATATGAAGCCGACCTAACCGAGATGCCGGACCCGGACTCCTACCGCGCCCGCCAGACCAACCGCGCCTATTTTAACCTCATCGCCCCGACCCCCATCGCGCCCGACCGATACGACCTGGTCCGCGATGAATACGCCCGCGCCGTCCTCAAACTCGACGACACTTCCGACAAGGCCGTCTTCTCAGCGATCCAAGCCCAATTCCAAGAGGAAGCGTCCGCCTTCGATTCCTTGAAGCCCCTGGCGAAAGAAGCATTCGACAAAGGACTCACCGGCCAACCGTTGTCAGCCGCCGACCGGTGGAGGGCCACCGCCGCTCTCCCCGCCAAGCACAAGCGGAACGCGCGCGAAGTTCTCGCCGCGCAACACCAAGAAGCGCAAGCCACTCGCCGCCGCCTCATGCCGACGGTGAAGTTTCTCGCCACCAGCATGCTTTCCCGCCGGGGAATGGACGTTCCCCGCGACCTTGCCTCGCCTGAAGCCTCCGCCACTTCGCGAGAATGGCTTCGCGCCCTGGGAGAACTCAACCCGCCCGACCGCGCCGCCGCTCTTTTCATCCTCTCGCAGGAGATGGAAAAGCTCGACACCGCCGACGACTCCGCCGGCACGTTCAAACGCGCCGCCACCAACGCTAGCAAAACCGCCCTCCAGCTTCTCGAGTCCGCTTTCACCATGATCGACAGCGAGACCTCGGAAGGTTTCCTCGATGAAGAAGACCGTTGGACCATCGACGCCGACGAACGCGCCCGCCTGACTGCCGCCCTTCAAGGCATTGAAAGCATTCCGGAGAATTTCCGCCCCGATGATTCCGCCTTGCAAAAGGCCTTCATTGCAGGCTCAGGCCAAGCCGCGATCTTGGGCTCCCTCTTCACCGGCGCCGCAGGCCTGACGTTTCTTGGCACTTCGATGGCCGGACAATCCTACGCCGGCCAGCGTCTCGAATCTCCCGAGGCCGACCGCGCGATCCAGTACGGCGCCGCCACTCTTTCCGGCACTGCCCAGGCCGCCACCGAAATTTATTTGACCAAGCTTGGTCTCAAAATGATCGGTGGCCGTCTCCCCGGCCTCGCCACTCTTTTCACCAAAGCCCGCATCACCGCGCCCGTTGCCCGCTCTCTCGCCGCCTTCCCTCTCGCCGCCGCCGGTGCCTCCGCCGTGGAATTCACCGAGGAGATTGTTCAAGACGCCACCGACAATCTTCTCTCCGACATCGCCAACGAGCTTTCCGGCATTGATCCGGCCACCGATTGGGGAGAATTCCTCACCCGCTGGACCACCAAAAACCGCACGACCGAGGAGGTCTTTTACGCCATCGTCCCTTTCGCTCTCATTGGCTCCGGCGTTGTCGCTTCTTTCCGACATTTCAAGCACGGCGCATACCTCCAACAGGCCACGCCCATCATGGCGAAGATGGGTTTCCGTTCCGACAAAATCAAAGAGATCCGCGAAGCTTCTCCCGAGGAAGCCGCCAGGATTGTCAGAGAAGAAATCAAGCACGTTAAGGAAAAAGCAGAAGACCGATCGAAAGCCGCCGCCGCTTCTCAACCGGCCAGCCAACTTGCCAAGGAAGCACCCAACCGCGCCGCCAAACAATTTGATCTTTTCCACGCTGGGGACCAATCCCTAACTTTCGAAACAATTTCAGTAGATCCCAGAAAAACCCGCCAAGGGAAAACTGGGACTTATGGAGGCCTCTACACTTTTGACAATCAAACAGAAGCAGACAATTGGAACTCTGACCTGGAAGGCAAAGAGGTTTTTGGCATCAAACTCAAAGATGGAGTCAAAATTGAGCAATATGACAAACAAATCGAGCGACTTGACCAAACCGAACTTGAAAATCTTAGGGCACAGGGAATCAAAGTAATTTCGGGCAAATCACTACTCGGAAAAAGGGAGATCGTTATCATCGACAAAACCGCCATTGCCTCTTTTGAACCTCTGAGCAAATTGCAATCTGACAATTCTTCTAAGACTTCCCAAGATGAAAGCGAACGATCCTCTGTGCTTGAAAGTTTCCGCGAGGCTGCCGAGCTTTCCCAAAAGGCCGGTTTCCCCATCCTTGAAACCGAACTCAATGAGTTCACCGAACAAGAGCAATACGTCCTCCGCCTGCCCGAGCAGGAAGAACAATACTTTGACGACGAGGAACAAGCCATCGAAGCCTGGCAAGACTTCCTGATTCAGCAGCAAAACGAAGTTTCCGCCGAGGTCATCCGCGCCGCAAACACCGACCTCATTTCCTTCCTCACCGAAGAATCACAACTTGCTTTTGGGACCAAGGTCCGCGAGCGCGACGTTGAAATGGACGCCGCCCGGGCCGTGAAAGAAGGCCTGGCCACGATGGAGCAAATCAAAGCCCGCGCCCGCATCTTCGCTTTGCAGGAAGGGAGCTCCACCGCACCCGATTTTGCGATCATGGCCCGCCGCTGGGCGGAGGTGACCACCCGGGGAATTTACCGCGCCACGGTGGAATACTACCGCGGAGCCAATCCTCTTAACATCCTAGAAGACCTCGCCGAAACCAACATCGACAAGGGGCTCACCATGGGAATGCTCGACGGCGCCGAGCTTGTTTCCGAACTCCGCGCCCTCGAGGAAGCCACCGGCAACGCATACATCGCCGACGATTACACCTACGCCGACACCGACAAAATGCCCCTCCTCGAGGCCATGTCAAAAGCGGGCGTGGAATACTTCATGGGGAACATCAAAAACGACATGATCCCCTCGACCATCCGCCGATGGTTCCAACAAATCCTTGCCGTCGCCGGAGCGATGTTCCGCCACGCCCGCACGCTCGCCCGATCCGAACCGCTGATGAAGGCGATCAAGGAAGGCCGCGTGAATCAAAAGTTTGTCGACCTCATCGCCGACAGCGTCGGATTGAATGAAGCCAACACCGAGGCCCGCTACCGCGCCGCCGAGCAGCAGGCCCAAGAGCAGGCCCTCAATTCCGACCTCGAAGAGATTTCCGACGTCCTCCGCGGCCGCCTCCCTCACCCCGACAGCATGGCAGGTGACCCCATGGCTTCCGAACTCCGCGTCATTCACGATGGCATGGTGAAGGTGAGCAAGCGCCGGAACAAGAAGGGCCAGCGCCTTCTCAACACCCGCAAGGCCGACAACTTCTTCCTGCCGCGGGGCGAGGTCGTTTCCATCGACGGCATTCGCGAGGAATTGAACGAGCGCGGATTCGACTTCGACACCGAGGCCGACATGCTCGCCGCCCTCGACGACTCTCTCTACCGCAACCTCAAAACCTACGCCGTAGGAACGATGGAGCAGGAGACGACCTATTCGATTTCTCAGTTCAGTACAGGCATGAGACCACCGAAAGGTGTGACCAGTAGAAAAACGGAAGCCCTGCCAGTTTGGAATATAGAGAAGCAAAAGGATAGCCTTCCAAAGGTAATCGCCAACAAAACACAGCGTGAGGCTTTCTTTAAAAGGTTGGATGATGCGCTGGATTGGCTGCGTGAAGACCCTTCCAAATTGGGAACAGCTGGAGGATGGGTGAAATTCTTGAGGAAAGCAGGGGTCTATGGGGAGGTTCCAATGCCTCCCACTGGAATCACGGAACTATTTGAAAACCCTGCTGGATACGCTGAAAAAGTTCGGGGGGCGTATCATGGGGACCTGGCTATTTCGGGAACAAACGCATCAGCAAAAGCGGGGTTAGACGGAACAAAGGAAATGCGTGAGCTTATCGGGGAAGGGAAAGCCCCTGCCCCTTGGACGGTTGCTCTGCATCATCTTTGGGGGATTCTTTCAAGAATGCTTCCACCCATCGATCAGGAGGGGATGTGGTTGCGCCTAATTGCTCACCGACCTGTTCTTGAAGCGATTCAGTCTTCAATCGATGGGAATTTCGATCTGTCTTTGGATCAGTGGA